CGGATTAGATTTATTTGGTTACAGATTTATAGGTAATACAGACTGGCATGGTTCTTTTGTATATTACAATAAAAAGAAAAACAAATTAATTATAGCAAGAGATCATTTTGGTGCAAAACCTTTATGGATATACAAAAAGGGTAAAGATTTAACAATTAGTACAAGTTTAAGAAGTATACATTTTAAAGAAAATAATACTAAGACACATCATATGTATATGAATAACCCTTTGTGGTTAGGTAATGCTAGTCCATATACTAATATAATTAAAGTAGCTCCTGGACAAGTATGGGAATTAGACTTAGAGACCCTTAATATTGAAAGAAGAAATTTATGGGGCAACTTTAGAATTGACAGTTCAAATATAAAGATAAATGAATTTAAAACAAAATTAATAACTAGCATAAAGAAAGTAGCGAATACTAAACAGAAAACTGCTATATTTCTTAGTGGAGGTTTAGACAGTACTTGTGCCTTAGGCATACTAAAAGATACAAATATAGATTTAACCGCTTACATTTGTGATTATGGAAAAGAAGGTGGACTTGTACATGACCATGATGGGTTTCGTAAAGAAGCAAAGATGGCAATCAAAACTTGTGAAGAATGGGGAGTGCCATATAAAGTTGTAAAACTAGATTACAGTTCAGTGCATCACTATCATAGAATGTGGTTAGCACATACTCACTTTCCTTGGGTTGATAGAAACAGAACAGCACCTAGATATGCTCTATGCAAAGCAGCAAGCCGTGACGGGTGTAAAGTAGTTCTAACTGGGGATAGTGCAGATGAATTATTTACAGGCTATCAACATCATGATAGATACTATAATGATGAGTACAACAAAGAAACAATAGATAACTATGCCTCAAAACAAAGGTGGATTCCAAAACAAATATTTAGTAAAACAGACTATAAAAACAATGCCCTTTGGTATGACTTAGTGAGTACATCAGAACAAAATATTCTGACAACTGATCAAACCTGTGGCATGTGGGGAATGGAAAGCAGACCAGTGTTTCTTTCTCAAAGTTTTGTACGATACATGATAAATATAGAAAGCGGAGTAAAGTTCAAAACACATCCCGACCATCAGATTGGAACATATAAATACTTATTAAGAGAAGTTATGAAAGAGTATTTACCAGAGCATGTTCGTGATAGACGACAGAAAGTAGGATGGTCATCGCCTTGGGACAATAATCATCAAGAGCTGACTAGATTATGGAAGCTACAAGATTTGGAATTTATCTCGAATCTATGAAGGCTGTATTTTCAAACAGAATATACCTCTCAGTAGATGTAGAAACACGTTCAAAAATCGAGAAGGAGCTAACATATACAATAGCCCCGAGGATGCCACAAGATCCACCTATCGTATTTAAAACAGTTCGATGGATAAACGATACGTTAATTTCTATACCTGTGGGGAGAGATGATTTGATTCCCGATGGGTACGAAATAATCGACAAGCGAGTGACATCGCCAGTGGAACTTCCCGACTTTAAGTTTACTTTACGACCAAGCCAGCAGAAGGTACATGACGAGATCCAAGGCAACGCTATAGTTAACGCTTGGGTAAGTTGGGGAAAGACTATAACAGGTTTAGCTATAGCTAAGAAGTTAGGTCAGAAAACATTGGTTGTTACTCACACAACCACCCTACGAAATCAGTGGGAAAAAGACGTAGAAAACTGCTTTGGAATCAAGGCAGGCAGAATCGGGTCAGGTAGCTTTGATACTAAGTCTCCAATAGTTATTGGAAACATTCAGAGTTTATACCGCAAGATGGACGACATTAAACAAGAATTCGGGACTGTGATTTTAGATGAAATGCATCACGTCAGCAGTCCAACTTTTACTAGAATAGTAGATGAAATGCCAGCTTTGAATAAGATAGGCTTATCAGGAACACTAGAAAGAAAGGATGGACGACATGTGGTATTCAGAGATTACTTCGGTAATGATGTACATATACCACCAAAAGAGAATTACATGACGCCCAAGATTCATGTAGTTAAGTCTGATATACGTTTCTTAGATGGAGCGTATACTCCTTGGGCAGAACGAATAAATCATCTTGCATATAACGAAGAATACGTTCATAGTGTAAGTATGATTGCTGCAAAATATGCCGCAGAAGGACACAAAGTATTAGTAGTGTCTGATAGAGTAGCTTTTCTAAAAGCTTGTGCTAATCTCTGTGGTGATAAAGCAGTTTCCATAACAGGAGATATGGAACTCACTGAAAGAGAAGATGTAATGAATGAAATCAAAGAGGATAAGAATATACTCTTTGGTACGCAGTCAATCTTTTCTGAAGGTATATCATTAAATGATTTAAGTTGTTTAGTGCTAGGCACACCTATAAATAATGAGCCTTTACTAACGCAGCTTATTGGAAGAGTAATAAGAGAGAAAGAAGGAAAGCGACAACCTGTTATCGTAGACATTCATCTCAAAGGAAAAACAGCAGCTCGTCAAGCAAATGCAAGACTGGGCTACTATATAAAACAAAATTACGAGGTAAATATCTTATGATAGATAAAAAAACAATACAACTAGACATACCAAAAATGCAACAATCTAAAGTATTTCTAGCTACACCTATGTATGGTGGAATGTGCCATGGTTTATACACAAAATCTTTGATGGACACTACAGCTTTATGTATGACTCATGGATTACAGTTGCAAATTTATTATATGTTCAACGAGTCCCTTATAACAAGAGCTAGAAACTATTGTGTTGCTAACTTCTTGAAAAGTGATTCAGAATACTTACTATTTATAGATAGTGATATAGCATGGAATGCAATGGACTTAGTATACATGTGGCATTTATTAACAGAAAATCCTGAACAGTATAAAGTGTTATGTGGTTTATACCCTAAGAAAACAATTGCTTGGGAAAAAGTATTAAAAGCAGCTAAATCAGGTGTATATGACAATGACCCTATGGGACTAGAAAAAGTTGCTGGCGATATGGTATTCAATCCTTTAGAAAACCAATACCCAGGAGGACAAGCTCCTATCTATGAACCAATAAAAATCAAAGAAGGCGCAACAGGATTTATGTTTATACACAGATCTGTGTTTGAAGAATATGACAAGCATTACCCTGAAAGATTATATACTCCAGACCATTTAAGAGAAGGAGAGTTTCAACCAGGAGAACAGATTATGGCATATTTTGACTGCATAATTAACCATCAAAACAGATATCTTAGTGAAGACTATATGTTCTCAGAAGTTGTAAGAGACATGGGAATAGATATATGGGCACTCCCAGTGGTAGAATTAATGCACTGTGGTACGCACATCTTCCAAGGTAAACTATCAGATATGGCACAGGCTGGAGTACATGCTACTCTCGCTCCTGAGGACGTTGGTAAAATAACAAAGCAACAACTAGGCAGTGACCCCCAACTAGGTAATGATGATCTAAGTATAGCTGGTGGGAATGAAGCAGAGAAAAATAGTTCTTGACACGAGTTTAAAAAGTTGGTATAATATGTTACTATTTAATTGGAATGAGATAATGAAAGTAAGCAAAGGAGACATTGGTGAAATAATCCAAATCCTTCGTATAATTACTTACAAAATCAAACCTAAAAATTACTACGATAAAACTTTTAAGTTTTACAAGTATCAGTTCGGTGGTACTAGTTTTATCCTAAACCCAAAGGATTTGCTAGAACACGGACGCGGATTAAGTGATAAAGAAGTAGCGGAGTATGCAGGTGTCGCATCATTCCGTAACTATCACGAATATCTGAAAACAAAAGACACCACACTAGATTTTCTGATGTCACCGATATCAGAAGAAATTATAACTAAAAACAGACTGCTTGAATTAAAAGATGGACGGGTACACTTTTTGTTCGAGGAGACATGGAGATAAATTATGGCTATTGGCTTTAATACAACAAAGGGCTCAGCCCAAAAAGATAAAATTGAAACTTACAACTACGCAGGTAAAGAAGACCATCACGTAAGACTGATTGGTGACTTACTACCTAGGTACGTATATTGGATTAAAGGGGAGAATGGAAAGAACATTCCTATGGAGTGCCTATCTTTTGATAGAAACTCAGAAACCTTTAACAACGTAGAACATGACCATGTTCGCGACTTTTACCCAGACTTAAAATGTGGATGGTCTTATGCCATTCAATGCATTGACTACGCTGACAAAAGTGTTAAAGTTTTGAATTTAAAAAGAAAACTATTCGACCAAGTACTAGTAGCTATGGAAGAGTTGGGAGACCCAACTGATCCAGTTACAGGCTATGACATTCATTTCAAAAGAAAGAAGACTGGCCCACAAGTATTTAACGTAGAATACCAATTAGCAGTTCTAAAGTGTAAAGCTAGAGAACTAGAGGACTGGGAGAAAGAATTATTGGCTAATCTTAAGTCAATGGATGATGTTCTTACCAGACCAACTGCAGATGCACAGTTAGAACTTCTTAGAAGAGTTAACGATCAAGGTAGCGAAGCTCCTGAAGATGTATCAAGTGAATTTGACGTTAGTTAAGGAGAAGTTATGTTTAAACCACGAATGACAAGTATCGGGGACGAGTTCCCGCATTTTACACTACAAGGTGTAGACAAGGATAACAACTTTATAGAGGTTTCTGTATCGAAAGAATATGAACCTTTGAAGC